TACTTCAAACCACCCCATTTCCATAGCCCATATTAATACGTTAGCGCCTTGCATGGCCGCCTCAATACCTTCTTCGAGTGTTATAACGGATTTACCACGGCCTGACTTTCCGTAGACAGTATAGATGTTAGACGATACATATCCGCCAACTTGTTCGTTGATGAACGGAAACTTTGAGCGCCAAATCTTGAACGACTCGCCGGATTTACGACGCTCGTACTCCGTGAGGAATTTCTCACCGTCCGCTTTGACGTCTGTTCCTATTTTACTACGAACGCTTGTTCTTAGTTTAATACTTTCTACCTCGGATTGCAACCATTCGAAGTACTTAAAAATATCTTTTTCGCCAATCTCAGCGAATTTAGTTCCGAATAGCCCTGGCGTTACTTTTCCGGTCTTTTCATCGCGTTTCTCATTCACCAGTTCCGCAAATTGCACCTTTGCCGAGTGCTTTTTGATTTCGCGCGTTAAAAACTCGTAGGAGTCTGAAACTTGCGGAGTGTATACGAAATCAGGACACTCCGCTGTAACCGTTGCGTATCCGGGTGCCTGGCCGCGATTCTTATCGGCATAATCGAGGATAAATCGGAGGGTCTGCCTATCACCCTCCGTCGCACAATCCTTCGCAGTAATGCCGTATTTTGTTAGCGCCTGGACGTTATTATCGTCGATCGCTTTGCTTAGCAACATTTGCGTATAGTGCATTCGCTCACCTCCGTAATTTAATGGTAACCGCTTCGGTCAAATAAGTGAAGTCTTGGCGGTTTCAAAAATTCAAATGTTTTCGGTGCTTTCGTCGTACTTTTCTCGAATTACGACACTGAAGTTTCTGTTTTAACACTGTTATTTTCTGTCATTTTATCTAAACACGTCTTGCAGTAGTGGTTTAAATACTCTTCTCTATCGTTTCCGCAATTTTCACATTTTCCAACATCGTCACACTTTCTCATATTCCTCATTCCCTTCTATTTCGTCATATGTGTCAACTATTCAACTTCCGTTAACTTCTTCAACTCGCAGTCAATCGCCATCACTCGATCGCCAAACTCCTCGTTCCCCGTCTTCGCCAACATATCCGCAGCCCAATTCCGCAAGTCTAGCAAGTTATCAATCTGCTCGCCGCGCTTCTTCCGCATTTCCTTCTGCTCCTTCGCCAATTGTGCGCTTAACTCCCTTGCCGTCGGCTTACGTGGTTCCTGTTTCGCCATATTTATCGCTCCCTTTCCGAAATTTTGCATTACATCGGTTACCCAATCCGGCATAGTCGGCGCCGACGCTTCATAGTCCGGCGGATTTGCTTCGAGATACTCTTCCGCCTTATCTGCCTCCGCCACTAGCGTTATGTCATCCTCGCAACATTCGATATAGTCGCATGAAACGACGTCGAAAACTTCATACACGATATCGCTCCATTCTTCGTCCTGATACTGCCAGTGTTCGATACGGCGTCCGTCAACTTCGAATATGCGTGGGAAATATCCGTTGACTTTTACGAGGTCGCCGAAGTTGAATTCCGGTTTGTTCATTCGGATGCCCCCAATAACTCTGGATTTTCGTAGATGTTTCCGATTACTCGACCGCCTTTTGCTGCCTGCATATTCAAATGATCGTCACTATCGGATTTGTCGTGGCAGTAAAAGGATGCGTACTCATCATCCCATTTAATCACCATCGGCCAATCACCGTATTCTTCTGTATAAACGATGTCGCCTTCGTAAATTTCAACGCCATTCTTATCACGCAAACCGGTGAACATACATAATTCGTATCTATCGCTTCCGATACTTAGTACAGACGGTTCCCGAACGGATGCAGATACTTCGACCTCTGATAATTGTTCGTTATGGTCCGCCCATCTTTGCTCATCTTTAACCCATGTTCTGTATTTAATCGTTCTCATCAGCGTCTCCCCCTTTTCGATTCTCCTCCGAAATGTAACACGGCACACATATCGCGCATCCTATCGTAAAGCCTGGCGTCAAACACGACCGCCATTTCCTCAATCGGCAAGTTACTCGTAAATATCGTAGGCATTCCGTTAACCGTCCGATAGTTAATAATCGCATGAATGTACGCTCTGAAAGCCTCGCTGGCTGACCTCACTCCGATGTCATCTATGACCGCAAAGGGCGCCGTTTGTGCGCGTTTTATGACCGCCTTAATACTGTTGATGCCCGCCTCGTCATTCGTCATTGTAGCGAGGTTGTAGTCGGTCTGAAAGGCGTTCACGTCGAGGAAGTAAGCCGGAGTCTGCTGAGGAGCCTGCCTATCGCTCCCAGTCCGCTTACTCTCTTCGTAGTAATAACGCATGATCCATTCGTTTAGGACCGCTATTGCCGTAGTGGTCTTTCCTGTTCCGGGACTTTCCGAAAATAAATACAGGCTCTTAATTCGCTTACCATCTTCGTCAAAAATACGGTCAAATGTCGCCACATACTTTTCGATCGTTGCGTAAACTTTCGCCTGTGCTTCGCGAGCTGGCGATGTGGCTAGCGTGAGCAACCGATAATCTGCCGGCGTGTTAGCGTTGGCGACTCGGCCTCCCTTTGCGCTATAGCCGTGCATGGCGATGAATGCCGAGCATTGGCGATTGCAATTCGGACCATTTGCCAGTTTGCAGCGCGCTGCGAGAATGCAGTTATTTGCGTGTGTCATTCGTTCACCTCCTCGTTCATTATTCCCGTGAGTCATCTACGATTTTTGCGTATTCTAAGTCCTTCTTTCCGAATCGCGAACCGTTTTCAACGCAAATTATGTGAGACTCGCCAACTCTAAACGAGTATTCCGGAACCCATCTTACGATATCACCTACCCGCACTTCCATCGGCTGTGGTGCGTTCATATATTCCGCAGGCACTTCTAGCCCAAGCGCACGTCTTAGCGCAATTGCCTTGCCGATGTGAACGTTGAAGCAGTCGGACGGATCACATTTGGCGATTCCTCGCGACAGTACTTGGTTTTTCATGAAGTACGATTTAATTAGCGAAACGACTGTTCTCTTTTCACTATTAACTACGAATTCAACTTTCGCACTAGTACCGCCTAATAAATCGTTTCCTGAGTGGTTTTTATAACGAAATGTATATTGGAAACTTTCGTCATTAACTATCTTCGCAACATCACGCTTTGCCTTTTCGATAATTTCGTCGCGGATATCTTGCGGAGATTTACTAACTGGCGCTTTTGCCGTCAAATCATGCGTAGCATCCTTGTAGCCCTGCTCGTATGCCGCGAGTCGTAATTCCTCGATTGCTTCCCGTGCCTTTTCCGCCGCTAAATCATAACGTGTTTTCATTCCGATTCCTCCTCGTAATTTTATAACCAATCGTCGTCGAACTCTTCCTTTTCCGCCTTCTGAACGCTCACCTTCCGCTTACTATCCGCCTGCACCCGCTGCCACACCGCCGTCTTATACGTCCATAGCCACGTAAATGAAACGCCTGGATATTCGCGCGTCCCTTTATGGCTGTGGAAGCACTCATCCACGAACGCCTTCACCAGCTCCGGCTCATATTTGCGTGGCTTTTGGCGTGTGCCGATGAGCCCTCCGATCAGTCCGCGTTCAGCCGACCAACTTCGGAATGGGCGATACTCGACTCCGTAGACTTGAGCGTGGCGTTCGGCGATGTAGGCGAGCAGGTCGTTCACCGTCCAATTGGCGACGGGCTTTTCGTTATACGTCGCTGCCATCGTCATTCGCCTCCAATACGCCAAGTGAAGCTCCGTAAATCTTTGCCGCAACTCCATCCTTATCTTTAACAACTAAGTCAATCGGCTTATTAAGAATATTCTCGTAAACTTTTAACCGCTCAATCTCCGCAAGCAACTTCGGAATGTCCTCGCGAGAGTGTGTGATTAAATCTGCGTCATGGTAATGAACAACGCCTTCATCCTCGTCTACAACAACCGTTTTACCTGCGGTAATTTTAATCCCGTAACCAAATTCCTTTTCCCACGGACCTGGCGTAGCTGCCTCCGCTCGCTCGCGAATCTCCGCTAATTGTTCGTTTGTTAATCGTCCCACTATGCGTTTACCTCCCCTATTAATCCGTATCTACGTAGTTTACCAAACTCGTACTCGTCAACTTTACGTTTTGATCCGCATTTATTACACCGTAAAATGAAGTAGTCTTCAATTTCTACCGCAACACCTGCGTTAAATGAACCGGATTCATAGTCCGCTAAGTACCACGAGTGGGCACACTGCGAAGTTTCATCCTTCTTACGCTTGAAAAAAGCCATTATTCGTCGTCCTCCTCCAATTTAATTCCGAGTAGCCTTAACGTTTCCTTGACGCCATCTAGCGTTCCTTGCGTATATTCATCCTGCTCGGCCTCCGCTAAATACCGCACATACTTTTCGATGGTTGCGATAAGGGCTGGCGATAGGGTTACGGTCATTCGGCATTCACTCCTTCGATTTTAATTCCGAGAAGGTCGAGCGTGTCTTTAATTGCGCGTTCCATGACTCTGTAACGGTCCGCTTGGCGCATGATCTCAACGGTTGAATATCCTAGCAAGCTTTCGCGTAGGCTCTTAACTTGTGCAAAATACTCCCGCACCTTCTCCTCCGGCGTCTTCTCGACTTCATATCCGCAAATCAGCGCCTCCATTAGTTCGTCGTAATCGTGGTCGAAATGGCGCAGGATAATTTCGGATTGGGCTGCCTCGTATCCTAACGAAAGGATGTCGGTGAAGGCTTCGGTTTTGGTATCGGCTAGGTCGGTGTAGTGGCGGATGGCTTCGGCTACGTTTTTAGGTAATACGATTTTATTTGCGTTCATTTTAATTCCTCCTTATATATCGCATATTCTTTTTCGCATAATCTTTTATTCTTATAATCGCAGCGATAGATAGCGCTCTTCTATCTGTCGCAATGTCGTATAGTAATTGCGTATAGTTAAATGAGTATAGTTCGTCTATCTATTTTGGTACCGGGGGAGGGTATTAGTTTGAACCCGTGGCTTCATTCGTTGATGCCCCGTTAACTTTCGCCTCGTATTTCGCTGATGGATTAAGCAGTACGTACAGGTTCGAGAGCTGACCGCTTTCGCTACTTTTTCGTTCCCTTACGTCGATCAAGCGCAAATCCTTCAGTTTCCTTAACGCATTCCTAACCGTATTCTCTGAGCAGCAACATTCTTTCGCCAGTGTTTTAACGGAAGGATACGACTTCTTCGTTGTATTGTCCGCATGCATACATAACATGACGTAAACTAATTTATCCGCTGTTTTGTCGAGGTGTACGCTATCTTTAAGGACAACGTTGGTAACTTGCGTAAATTTCTTATCGCGTAAATCGAGAACTCCGTAATTTGTTTCGTTCATTGCTCCGCTCCTTTCGATTTGATGACGCCCCTTCAAAAGCGCCTTACACTTTATAATAAGGACGGCGAAATAAAGTCGCGCACTTTTGCGCAAAAAAAATAACGCCACTATTTTAGTCGCGTTTTCTGTAACAGTCTTTTATCGCCTCACGAATTTCCGCAAGAATCGGATTTCCTTTTTCCGTTTCCTCTTTTACCCATTTTTCCTGCTCTTCATCTGATAGCGCCCATAATGGCGAATGTACGATAACCGTTGAATTTCCGAACTTATACTCTTTCATCTTAACCACTCCCGTCACTATACAATAAGGACGAGCGGACGATTTCGCGCAGATAATATCGATTTACATTATTGTGGATAGACGGTTATAATACGTAGAGAGGTGATTGTATGAGTCGTCCTAACGACCTTAATATTTATATTTATTTGCGTAAGAGTCGAAAAGACCTCGAAGAAGAAAAGAAAGCGAGTGAACACGGCGAAACTTACGATACGCTCGAACGCCACCGCAATAACTTGCTCGCAGTTGCGAAAAAAGAACGCCATAACATACTGCATATATATGAAGAAGTCGTTTCGGGCGAATCGGTAACGGAGCGACCTGCTGTCCAGGAAATGATTCGCGAGTTAGATGTCGGACTAGTAGATGGCGTCCTCGTAATGGACTTAGACCGTCTTGGACGTGGCGACATGCTCGACCAAGGCTTACTCGACCGTGCCTTCCGGTATTCCGGCACGAAAATCATCACGCCGACCGAAGTCTATGATCCGGAATCGGAAACGTGGGAGCTGGTATTCGGAATTAAATCACTTGTTGCCCGCGAAGAATTAAAGGCGATTACTCGACGTATGCAACGAGGCCGTGTCGCATCGGCTGGCGAAGGCAAGTCGATAACTAAAATTCCGCCGTATGGGTATAAGCGCGACGATAACCTCCGCCTTGAGCCCGACATTGAAACGGCATGGGTCGTCAAGAAAATGTTCGAAATGATGCGGGACGGTCACGGCCGCCAAGCGATTGCGCAAGAATTGGACAGACTCGAAATTAAGCCGCCAAACACTAAACGTAAAACTTGGTCGCCAAGCAGTATTACCGCGATTATTAAAAACGAAGTTTACCTCGGCTCTATTATTTGGGGGCAAATAAAACATATCAAACGTAATGGAAAATATAAAAAGTCGAAGCAACCACGTAGCAAGTGGACGATTAAAGAAAATGCGCACGAGCCGTTAGTCTCACCGGAGTTATTCGAAGCAGCTAACCGCGCACATTCCGGCCGTTGGCGTCCGTCCCATAACGTTTCGAAAGGACTATCCAATCCGCTGGCAGGCATTCTTAAATGCGAAGTATGCGGTTATTCTGTTCTATATCAACCGCGACCAGACCGCCCTAACGATGTAGTTCGATGCGTTCAACCCGGATGCAAAGGCGTTCAGAAAGGTGCAGGCCTTAACCTCGTTGAGCAACGGGTGCTAGAAGGATTAAGCGTGATGGCGAAAAGGATTAACGAAAGTACGCAAGACGATGCACCGAGCATTACCGACGACGCTCCGTATAAAAAGTTGCTTATTGATAAAAAGCAGGCGGAAGTCGACGAGTTATTGGCGCAGAAAAGTAATATGCACGATTTACTAGAGCGAGGCATCTATGATATAGATACGTTTATGGATCGCCAGCAAAATGTAACTGAGCGAATAAACGGACTACAGGAAGAGATTCGCGGTATTCAAAGCGAGATTCAAAAGGAGGAAATGCGCAAGTCTAACGTCAATGATTTCTTGCCTCAATTAAAGACGGTGCTCGAAGCGTATCAAGACGCAGACATTGTGCGTAAAAATGCGTTGCTGAAAACGGTGTTGGATAAGGCGACATACCTCCGCAAAAAGGAATGGACGAAGCCTGACGAATTTGTAATACGTTTATATCCGAGAATATAGAAGGCCAAAATCAGCCTTCTTTTTCTTTCGGGAAAAACGTTTTAAGCGCAGGAATTACGTCCGCCTTCTCCTTTAGTATATAGTAGAGAAACTTATCGTTCCTAATCCGACTAAGCCCTTCGAAGAGGGTAGAGCGTCTACGATTATATTGATTTACTTGTTAACGCTATACACGCTATATATAAAAGACGCCGTAAGGACGCCTATCTCGCTAACCTATTTATATGCTTCCGTCCCTGCCAAACGAACCGCGCCAGCTCATCGCCTCCCATCGCCAACTCTCTACGGTCACAAAAGCGCTTGTTCCTCCGATGCACCGTAAATCGTCCGTCCGGATACTGCATGATCGTAATCGTGCCGTCATTCTTTTCGTCAGCAATAGTTATATAAAACTTCACTCCGTCCCATTCCGCATGTAAACAAAACGTAAACAGGAAATGCTCGACGTCAACCTTCCGCTTTATCATGGCGTTGCCTCCTTATGCGCTCCTCGACCTTCCCCGGCAACTTCGTAATGAACCGCGAATACCCATCGCGACACTTGACGTAGTTCATCGCATGATACGGCTTCATATTCGCCAAGTCCTCCGCAGTGAACGGATAAAGCTGGGCTTTTAGTTCTTTGTAATTATCTTCGTCACAGCCCGCGATTAGCATATACGACGTGTTAGCTGAGCGCAGCTCTTTGCGCATGTGCGTCAGTTGGTTGATATAGTGGCAACTTATGATCGGCTTGCAAATGAACTTCGCAATCTGCGATAGCTTTGATGTCATGAACTTCTCCGTACTATCTACTTGGTAAATTTCGTCGATGATTATGTTTACTTTGCGCTGTTTTTTAACATCGCGAATCTTATCGGCGCGAATCTGAAGCGCCAGCCATATTTTCGTAATCCAGTACGTAGTCGCAATATCTCGCTCCCCTTCAGTCGGAAACTTCGACTCGGGCATTCGGATGCAAATAACCTGATTCTTTTGCATTTCCTCGACTAAGTCGTTGTTATTTTCGATGCCGTGTTTCAGCATCCTTTCCATCTGCGTGTTTCGTTTTAGTACTGACAGCCGGTCGATAATTCCCGCGATTAAGTTTAACTTTGTTCCGATGATAACGCCGTCCTTAACTTCATCTAGCTCCATTAACGACGCCATATACTCCTCCATTAATTCGTACAGAACTTTCGGAACTCTCTGCAGAAATTCTCTGCGTACTTTGTAATCTCTAAGTACCTGAAATACATCGCTAAAACTCCCCGTGTGAATGAATACTGCTAGCGCCGCTGCCTCAAGATAGCGCTCCATTTTAGGGGATAGTCTGCTTTCGTCTACGTTAATAGCATTAACTAGCGCAAGTAGGTTCGCCGTTTGTCGCTTGGCATTTTCGTATTGCTGATCAGGGTCGTCAGTATAACCGACCTCGTTATATCCGAGTCCTTGTAATTTCGATGGGTCGCTGTTATCGATGTTCAGCACCTTATCCTTCGGAAACAATGCCGATATCTCATCGCTCAGCTCGCAGTTCTTAATGAAGTCGAAGATAATCACGCACTCGCCGTTTTGAATCGCATCAATCGAAAGGTTGCCTATTAAATTCGATTTTCCCGCGCGAGTCGGTCCGATTAGTAACGTCAGCAAATTGCGATAATGCTCGTAGTTGCTGAGGTATGCTTTTTGCTTGGCGCCTCGAAACGTACTTTCGCCGATACACATAACACCACTTCGCAAATCCTCCGGCACCTCCGTTTCCTGCGTTTCTACCTTTTCGATAAAATTATAGCGCTCGAGTATATCCCGCCCAGCCATCGCGATAAAGTTTTGCGCCTCCTCATCGCCTACCTTATTAACCTCCGCACCGGCTATCGAGTAGTCCGTAAACTTGAAGGGCTTTCGGAGTGGCTTCGGAGCCAGCCGATTATCCTCCGTGATGGTCTCAAAGGCTTGCGTCAAACTCCGAGCATTATTGCGCTGCCTCAACCGGTCATTGCTTTCGCTCATCACGACAATCTGCGAATCTAGCACGGTCGCCGTCGCTTTCTTTCGCGTGGCATCGCTGATTTGCTTGCCTCCGTTTAAGGCTTCTACGAAGGCGAATAAGCCGTTGTTCTCGCTGTCCTTACGCTTACCCTTGCCACCGCCTAACGCGTCTGATATGTCGTCAAACAGCGCTGAAACAACGCCTACAATCGTCTTGAACGCATAGCCTGCGCCCATCTTATTGCGGTCAGTAGGCAGGTTCCGCTTGACCTTGCGGATAGTCGCTTCGTAGGTGCTCCGCCATGTGAATTGCGTTGACGGCATGAAGTTATAGAATATGCCAACCTTATCGCCTTCCTCCATGACGTCAACCACGTTTAGCTTCGAACGGAGCAGGTCGTCATTGCGCCGGTCAGTTGCAAGGCTTAGCGCATTCTCCTTCGTATAGGCGAGCGAATATTTCGTAGCCGAGTCGGAAAAACTAGGCAGGTCAGCGACAACCTTCACCGTTATGTTACTCCACGAGTCGCTGATTTTTTCTTTGATTAGCGAAAGGTAGCTTTGCGGAATGATGAAATAAAATTCGACTTTCTTCTTTTCGATATAGACGTAATAGGCGACCTTGGACGCAAGCTCAACGGAGTATTTCGTGCCGAAAAGAAACTCGCGCCCTAGCGCCTTGATAACTTTTGCGTTTTCCTTGCGGATATTCTGCGTGAGATTTCGATAAAGGGATGCGATGGATTTGGCGATTTTATGAGTGGATTGATTGCGGATGCTGTTGTTAGGAGTTAAGCGCAGATAAACGTATGACGGTTTGACAACGTTAATATAGT